CCGCGGCTCGCCCATCCGAGGGTCGCTTGGTTGGCGGCCAACCCTCCGCCATGGCTGGCGACTTGTTCCGCACCTCGGAGCAGGTCACCGCCGCAATCTCCGACCCCCGCTACAGGATCGACCCGGCCTACCGTGAGCAGACTGCCAATAAACTGGCTCGCTCCCGCTCGGCTGGCACACTCGACAGCACCGTGCAGCACTTCAAGCGCGGCTAACTACCGGAAGCCGCCCCGACGGGGGCGTCCTCCCCTCCTCCTCCCTCATCCAGAGAGAACCTGACCACTGGCCGCCTGCGGGCGATAACCTGTGTCTCCGGGAAGCTCGGACATGGGCGGGTCTCACCCCCACCCCCTCCTCCTTCCAGAAGAACCCCTCACTATGTCCAACTCCACCCCCAACTTCGCCGGTCAGAACCTCGGCACCGGCGACACCAAGGCGCTGATGCTTGAGCTGTTCGGCGGCGAAGTCCTCACGGCCTTCCAAACCAAGGTCATGTTCCGCGACAAGCACCAAGTGAAGACGCTGGCCAACGGCAAGCTCTTCAAGTTCCCGGCCATCTGGCGCACGACCGTCGGCTACCACGTCCCCGGCGTGGAAATCCTCGGCTCGCAAATCCCGCACACCGAGATCACGGTGTCGCCGGACGACAAGATGGTCTCCAGCGTCTTCGTCTCCGACATCGACGAAATCCTCAACCACTTCGACGTCCGCGCTCCGTACGCCGAGGAGCTGGGTGCCGCTCTGGCCCGCGTCTACGACAAGAGCGTCCAACGCACGATCATCCGCGCCGCCCGCGGTGGTGCCCTGTTCTCGGGCGACACCGGTGGCTCGATCCTGACCGACGCTGGCTTCGCCAACGACGCTGTCAAGCTGTTCGACGGCATCTCGCTGGCCAAGGAAACGATGGACAGCAAGGACGTCGACGTCATCGGCTCGCCGGTCTACGCATCGCTGGGCACCGCCCTGTGGTACCTGATGGCCCGCTCGGACCGCAACCTGAACCGTGACCGCAACGGCGGCTCGGCTTCGGATCGCTCGCACACGCTGACGACCATCGACGACGTGCAGATCATGAAGTCGAACAACACCCCGTACGGTGAGAACACGGTGACGACCCCGGTCGACGCCGCTTCCGGCCTGACGATCCCGTCCAAGTACCGGATCAACGCCACGAACACCAAGGCCATCGTCTGGACCCCCTACGCCGCCGCCACCGCGGAAGTGCAGGGCCTGTCCTCGCAGGTCGTCGACCAGCCCGAGAAGCAGGGCACCCTGATGCTCGCTCGTCTGACGACCGGCTCGGACCCGCTGCGCACCAAGTGCGCCGTGGAGCTGCGCTCGGCCGCCAACGCCTAAGCCAACCGCCTACCCACGAGGGACTCTCAGCACACCGCTGGGGGTCCCTCTTTTTTTCGCAACGGACTTTCACCCATGCCCGCCACCTTCATTCCGCCGCTCGACGAGCTGGCCGCAGTCAATGAGCTGCTGACGAGCATCGGTCAAAGCCCGGTGTCCACGCTGGCCTCCTCGGCCGCCGTCGGGGACGTCCTCCTCGCTCAGTCGTTCATCCAGTCCATGGTCCGGCAGGTCCAGCTCCATGGCTTCGCCTTCAACACCGACGAGGAATACCCCCTCACCCCCGACATCGACGGGTACCTCAAGGTCCCCACAGGTGTCCTGCGGATCACCCCGTCCCAGCCCACGACCACCATCATCCAACGCCGTCACCCCGACGGGTTCTGGGCGATGTGGGAGCAGACCGACCGCACGTGGGTCTTCGCAGAGCCCGAGGACTTCACCGTCGTCTGGGCCTACGTCTTCGACGACCTACCGGCCACCGCACGTCACTTCGTGACCCTGAGCGCCGCCCGCAAGTTCCAGATGAAGATCGTGGGGGCCAACAGCCTCGACGGCTTCGGAGCCGAGGACGAGGCCAAGGCGTGGGCGACCATGCAGCGCGACGAACGCGCAACCCGCAAGACCAACCTGTTCCGCCGGAACAGCACCATGGCTCAGCGCACCAACTCACGCCGCTATTAACCCCCAACAGGAGGCCTCCATGGCTCTGACCAGTGGTTCCATCCCGTCGCTCCATAACGGGGTCTCCCAGCAGTCCGCCCTCGTCCGCTCCCCCGAGCAATGCGAGGCGGTGACGAACGCTTGGCTGTCCCTCGCGGACGGCACCGGCAAACGCGCCCCGACCGAGATGGTCGCCAAGCTCATGACGTCCGCCCCCACCAACGCCCTGATCCACGAGATCAACCGCGACGTGGATGAGCGGTACGTCGTGGTCGTGGCCAGCGGCGTGATCCGCATCTTCACCCTCGCGGGCACCGAGGTGTCCGTCGCAGCCCCCGGTGGCTGGGGGTACCTCGATGGCATCACCGACTACGCCGCCGACACCGCCCTCTACACCGCCGCCGACTTCACCTTCGTGGTCAACCGCAAGAAGGTCTGCGCCATGGCCGAGCTGGGGGCCGACGTGTCCGCCGACGGCCTGTTCTACGTCTGGCCCAACCCGGCCAACGGGCTGGACTCCAACGGCGACAGCTTCGGCCCGGGGCAGGCCTACCAGTACCCGCCGAACGCGGCGACTGGCACCTTCATGGGCACCATCCAGAGCTTCACCAAGCTCCCGGCCACCGCCACCAACGGCGACGTCTACTGCATCGCAGGCACCGACGAGACGGCCTTCCGCACCTACTACGTCCAGCGAGCTGGCGCGGTGTGGAACGAGTGCCGCAAGCCCGGGCTGGTGAACGCCATCGACTCCACCACCATGCCCCACGCACTGGTCCGCCAGCCGAACGGCTCCTTCATCTTCGCCCCCTTCTCATGGGCACCCCGCCGCGTCGGGGACGAGGACACGAACCCCGCCCCCCTGTTCATCGGCCGCACGATCCGCCGCCTGTTCACCTACCAGAACCGCCTCTCCTTCCTGTCCGACGAGAACACGATCCTCTCGGTGGTGGGCGACCTCGGCAACTTCTGGCGCATGACGGTCCTCGACTACATCGCCTCCGACGTCATCTCGGTGTCGGCCACCTCGACGAAGGTCTCCATCCTCGTCGACGCGGTCGCCTTCAACGACGGCATCCTGCTCACCTCCGACCAGACCCAGTTCTCCCTCTCCAACGGCGAGGACGGGGCCAGCGCCGCCAACATGGCCATCCGCCCGGTCACCTCCTACGAGGTCAACCCGCGGGTCGGCATGGTCGCCATGGGTTCCGAGGTCTACTTCACCTCCGAGCGCAACGGCTCCACGGTGATCCGCGAGTACGCGCGGGACAGCGCAGGGGACAACACGTCCGCTGCCGAGATCACCGGCCACGTCCCGACCTACATCCCCGGCGGAGCCCACAAGCTCATCCCCGCGGTGGACCTCGGGGCACTCTTCACGCTCACCGACGGCGACCCCTCGGCCATCTACTGCTATCAGGTCTACTGGCTCAGCTCGACCCAGAAGGCCCAGACGGCCCACCACAGGTGGGAGATGGGTGCGGGCAACCGCGTCATCTCGGCCGCCTACCTCTCCGGCTTCCTCTACATCCTCATCGCCCGGGCCGACGGCCTGTTCCTTGAGCGCATGAACCTCCAGAGTGGCGCTGTTGCCCCCGGCGTGGCCCACCAGTGCCTGCTGGACAGGCGAGCGACGGTGACCGGGACCTACGTCCCCGCCGACGACAGGACCACCCTGAGCCTCCCCTACGCCCCCGTACAGGCATCCTTCCGCATCGTGCGGACCACCGCCTCGGGCAAGGCGCTCAGCGTGGTGGACCCCACAACGCACGAGTGGCTCAACGCCACGACCCTCAAGGTCCCCGGCAACGAGTCCACCCCCGTCCTCGTCGGGCAGAAGTACACCTTCGTCTACCGCTTCTCCCCCCTCTACGTGCGGCGGAACGACGGCACCGCCATTGCCACCGGCCGCACCCAACTGCGGACCTTCACCGTCTCCTACCGCAACACAGGCTTCTTCCAGACCCGCGTGGCCCCCTATGGGACCGACGGTGTCCTAGAGGACGTCCTGCCAGCCAAGCTCTCCCAGTTCACCGGGAAGGTGCTGGGGGCCGGGGACCTCATCATCAACGCACCCGCCTTCCATACCGGCGACTACTCCTTCTCCGTCCTCGGTCAGTCCGACGTCGCTACGATTGAGCTGGTCAACGACACGCACGTCGCTTCGACGTTCGTCTCTGCTGAGTGGGAGGCCATGTTCTGGAAGCGCAGCTAAATGATAACCGTCGTCGATCTGTCGACCGCGTCAAACGCTGACGTTGCCACGTGGCTGGTGGACCTCTCGGAGGACCTCAGGCCCGGTGACTACGACGAGATCAGAGCCCTGTCGGAGGAAACTCCTGCCGTGGTTCTGGTCTCGTCGGTCATGCTCTCATCCCAAGCGTGGATGATCTTCGACGGGGACGTCCCCATCGCCGCCTTCGGGGTCGCCCCCTCAGATGATCCCGCTCGCGGCATCGTCTGGATGCTGGGGTCCCCCAAAATGGACCTCCCCGCCAACGCGGTCGGCATCCTCCGGCTCTCGCGCCACTACAAGGACGAGATGCACCGGACCTACGACACCCTCTACAACTACATCGACGCCCGGCACACCCGGTCGCTCAAGTGGCTGGAGTGGTGCGGCTACCAACTCATCGAGGAGGAGCCCGAGTACGGGCTCGAAGCCCGCCCATTCTTCCTCTTTGAAAGGCACCGGCCCCATGTGTGAGCCCACGATAATGATTGCACTTGCGGTCGCATCCACCGCCGCCAGCATCGTCGGTGAGGTCAAGGCCGCCAAGACCCAGACCGCCGCCGTCCACGAACAGCTCGCTGAGGTCAAGAACCAGATCGACCAGAAGACCGGCGCTGAGATCAACGAGCGCCAACGCGCTGCCCGGCGAGAGCAGGGCCGCACGAAGGTCGCCGCTGGCGAGGCCGGGCTCCAGCTCGGTGGCTCCATCGACCTCCTCCTCAAGGACAGCGCCATGCAGGCGGGCCTCAGCGAGGAACGCTCGATGGACAACCGCAACAACGACGTCATCGCCGCCAACCGAGAAGCCACCTCAGCCCTGTCCAAGATCGAGAGCCCCACCATCCTCGGTGCAGGCCTCCGCATCGCGACCGCCGGGATGCAGGGCTACGACCGTGGCAACACAATGAAGATCAACCGCCGCAACGCAGAAGGGGGATAACCCATGGCCGATATATCCGGCACCCCCGGTCGCGTAACCGGGCAGCGCCGCACGACGCTGAACCGCTCCGACGTCGGCGTCCGCCGCGACACCGACCTCTCGGCACTCAAGGTCAGCGCCGACCTCCGCTCCGCCTCTCGTGGCGACGGTGGGGCCGGGGAACTAGAGCGGACCCTCAACAAGTTCATGGACGCCGGAGCCGGTGCCTACGACGCCCAGACCCAAGCCAACAAGCCGCGGTACGCCGCCGAGCGGGCTGAGGGTCAGATGGCAGCAGCCACTGGCGCGGAACCCACCCCCGAGCAGCTCCGCTCTCGGTCATTCACGGGTGCCCTGTATGGTGCCCGGGCTCTGAGCCAGCACAACACCTTCGCCGCCGACTTGGAGCAGAAGGTATCTGCTGCCGTCGAGGGCGGTGCCGACGACGTCGAAATCCACGACCTCATCATGGGCAACATGACGGCCCACCGCGACAACTTCCTTGAGAACAACCCCGACCCCGCCGCTCTGGCGGCCGAAGGTGGACGCATGGTCACCCTAGGTGACCGTCTGTCGACCGCGGCTGTGACCCGCATCCGCACCCTCGGCAAGGAGGAGCTGATCACCACACAGGGTGGCAACCTCATGGTCGAGCTGGACGCATGGCCCCCCGAGGTCCTCGCGGCACCTGAGCAGCCCATCGACGCCGACCCGGCCCTGTTCACCCCCACTGGTGACCTCACGGCCGAGGGTCCCCCCGTCGACGTCTACGCCAACGCCGCCCCGCCCCCGCTGCCCGTCGAGAGATGGGTCGCTGAGCGGATCGCCGGAGGCTTCACGGGTCAAGAGGCCAAGGCTCAGGTCATCCAGACCGTGGTCAACGCCGCCACCAACCGGGACAACCCCCGCCCCGAGCTGATCGAGCAGATGCTCGAAAGCACTCAGGCGGACGGTCGCACCCCCTCGTTCAACCCGACCGAGGTGGCCTCCCTCCAGAACAGCCTGTCTCAGGCCCGCAACCTCGAAGAAGGCGTTGCGAAGGATCGGCACGACGACGCCCGGGACTCGGCAACCGTGGACCTGTTCACCCGCGCCCTCGCAGGCGAGGACGTGACCGAGGCTGTCATCACGCTCGGCCAGCAGGGCATCTACGACCCGCAGGAAACCTCGGGAGCCCTTGGTCTCCTCAGGGGCCTCAGCACTGTCCGAGAGGAAGGCCGCGTCAACGCCGCCTATGTTGCCGAGGTCCAGCGCCGGATCGCGTCAGGCAACCCCATGTCCAACTCGGCCATCCTAGAGGCTGAGCGGCAGGGGCGCTTCGGCACCGGTCTGGCCGCCAAGCGGGCAGCCACGCAAGCCCTCATCTCCCCGGCGGCCCTCTCAGAGGGCTCCGCGGGTCGACAGGTAATGCCCTCCGGCATGACCCGGAACGAGGAGCGATCCTACGCATGGGATCAGGTGCAGGAGGCTATGTTCCAGCCTTCACCTGACCAGCCACTGAACGCTTACGAGGCCCGGGCCAACGCCCTCATCGGCTCGTACTTCAACTCCCTCCAAGACGGTCGCCTCGGTCGAATGAACCCGACAGAGGCGCTGGCCGCCACACGGGTCGAGATGGGGAGGCGTCAAGAGAACCACGCCCGCATCTACGCACCACCTCGATCCCTCCCACCCGGCAGAGCCGCGGTCCCCCCCGGCACCTACCGCTGGGGAGGTGACGGCGCAGCCCAATAAGGACACCCATGGAAGACATCACCGTTATCGGCCCTGACGGGGCAAAGCACACCTTCCCCGCTGGAACCAGCGGTGATGTCATCGACCGGACCCTTGGTCGCCACTACCAGTCCGGCCCCACAGAGCAGTCCGCAGTCGCCTCCGCTCTCCGGGGCGGACTGGATCGAAGTGGACAGCCTCTCGACACCAACCGCAGTCAAGGCCGCCGCCTCCAGACAAACGCGGTCGACGGGTTCAACAACTCGCTTCTCGGGGTCGTGGAGCGTTCCTCCGACGTAGACAACGACGGCTTCGACTTCGGTGACTTCTTCAAGACGGTCGAAGAACTCTTTGGCCGCAGCACTCCCCTGTCCAACCCCGCAACTTCGGCCTCAAACCGCGCCGAGCGCAGACGCCGGGAGGACTACGCCGCCGCTGCTGCCGCCGACCCCATCTCCAACCCGCTCGACTTTGCCTCGTTCCTCGGTGGTCAGCTCCTCGGCGGTGGCGTCTCCCCAGAAAACTGGATCGGCGGCGGTGGTGGCCGGGCCGCCGGGACCGGCGCTCGCGTCGTCTTCACCAACTTCGCCAGACAGGCGGCCGAGCAGGCGGTGATCGGTGCCTCCACGGATGTCGTCCTACAGAGCATCGCCGTGGACAGCGACATCCAAGACGAGTTCAGTCTGATGCAGCTTGGCACCTCCGCTCTAGTCGCTGGCACCATCGGCGGTGGGTCGTCCTTGCTCCCCTCGGGTACCCCCAAGGCACCTCCCGGCCGCACAGCGGACGACCTGCTGAAAGAAGCCATTGACGCCGCTGAGGACACCTTCTCCGTCCCCACGCACGAGGGGTCCATCCCCCTCCTCCCCGAGCCTTCCCAGCTCGGCTCCCTGCCTGCCGGTGCCACGGACATCGTCCGCATCGAAGGCGGCGGGGCTCTCCCCGGGGACGTCTGGGACCCTGCTCTCAACGCATGGGTCCACCGCGTGGACGGCCCGACGACGGCCGCCTCTGACGGGGCACCTATTCCCACCATAACCCGGGAACCCGGCACGGAGCCCGGCATCCACCCAGCCAACAAGCCCCTCACGGCTCCGCCTGTGGAGGCCGATGGCACCGTCACGCTCACCCACATGAGCGCCACGGAGGGCCTGACGGTCAGCGACCCTGCCCGCTGGGGTGACAACACCGCAATGACGAGCCGCGACGAGCGCAACCGCGCTGGTATGGCCCCCGGCCGGACGTACTTCGGCGTCGCCACCCACAAGCAGGGTGGCTATGTCCAAGAGCCGGGCATGGGCAATAACCTCTACGAGTCGAGTGTCCCCGCCGACAAGCTGTACGACCTCGAAGCGGACCCCTCTGGGTTCCGCGAGTCCGTCCGCAACATGACAGACGAGGAGCGGACAGCCTCCGGCCTACCGACCGGGTCTTCCGGTCAGGTCGTCACCTCCGCTACCGAGACGCTCATCCAGCAGGCCGGGTTCTCCGGCTTCTGGGCCAACGGGCAGCAAGGTCTGGTGGCGGCTGTGTTCGACCCGGTCGAGCTTCGGCCGCGCACAGACCCGCTTCCCGACCGACCGGTGTCCTCAGTGGAGACGCAGTTTGAGTTCGCGCCCGATCCTCGGAACGTGGAGCTGAACGCAGCGTGGTCCGCCCTGTCCCCTGAGCGGAAGACAGAGATCAGCACCGCCGCCGTGAACGAAGTCGGCAACGAGGTCCTCAAGGCCCTCGGCATCCGCGGGTCCATCAGGGCTACCGTGGGTGGCTGGGAGGGCAACATCAATCCCTCCTTCGTCCTCGACGTCGCCAACGTCGCGGAGGCCCAGCGGGCTGCCAACGCCCTCGCCAAGGTGTTCAACCAGCAGGGCGTGTTCATCGTCGCCCTCGCGGACAACGCCGGGGACCTCCCGGCCAGCCAAGCGGTCGACCTGACCCTTGTGCCGTCCTCCGGGAAGCTGACCGAGGCTGACCTGAGCCGAGCATCCGAGATGGCGGTCGCGCAGGGCCTCAAGGGGTTCACCTTCTACCCCGAGACGGGGCTCATGCGCTTCGTGGCCGACCAAGGCTCCGACGCCACCACGGCCATGAACCGTCTCACCAACGCCCTCAACGAAGCCGACGGCCGACCATATCGCTGGACTGCAAAGCAGACCACGGTCCATAGTCAGGTCTTTGAAGGCGACGTTGGGCAGGCCGATGCCGGAATACCACTTGATCTTTATACCCAAAGAGCCGACGCCATCATGGCCGAAGCCCTCGGACTCCAGCCCCCCGCCGCAGGCCGAGGACTGGTCGCTGCGGATAACGGAGGAGTGGCTGGCCAAGCAGGTCCCGAAGGACCCGGAGTAGGCCCTCAGGCCGCCTCTGGTGGCAATGGTGGGTCCACGCCCCCGCCCCGTGATGGAGCCGGTGCAGCACCCCCTCCTGAGCCTCCCAAGGGCAACGGCGCGGGCGGCTGGGGCGACGTCAACTGGGCAACCCGCGGGTCACCTGAGCGAGCCGAGGCTGCCATCAAGCACCTCGACTTCCTCCAGAAGGTGATCAAGCCCGAGCAGGTCGCCGCGTTCCTCCGCGTCCTCGACGCAGGTCTCCCCACGGCTTCCGAGGGCACCTACGTCAACATGGACTGGATCGACTGGACCGCCTTCAAGGGCAAGCCAGAGGAGACCCTCGGTCTCCAGAACCTCATCGCTGACGTCTTCGACGACGTGTTCAAAGCGGCGGGGATGAAGAAGCAGAGCCACGCCGAGCTTAAGCGCCTCTCCAACGAGATGGGCGTCAGCCTATCAGACGTGGCGAGGACCCACGCCGACATCACGGGCGACGGCGGTATCTCTGTCCGCCTCAACGTCCTCCGCAATGTGGCCAACGCCTCGGCTGCGGACGCTCGGGTTCAGATGGGTGTCCTTCGGGACAACCTCCGAAAGGGAGCCAACGCCGACGACATCAAGGCTGCTGCCGAGATCATCGAGCGGACCGTCATCCTTTCAGCCATGGACAAGACCGCCGCGGGTGAGGTCGCCCGCGCCCTCAACGCCCGCAAGGCGATGTCCAAGCCCGCCTACATCGTGAACGACCTGCAAGAGGCCCTTGACGCCCTGAACGGGGCGCTCAACGACCCCAACGGGATCGACAACCCCCTCGACGTGGGTAAGGTCCTCGACGACCTGATCAGGGCCTACGACACCAAGGGTGCCGGTGGTCTGAACCGCAAGGTCCGCAAGATCAAGAAGATGGGCGTCCTCGGGTACCTCAACTACCTCGCCGTGGGCAATATGCTCTCGGCACCCATCTCGGCCTTCCGCAACCTCGTCGGCACACCGATGATGATGTTTGGCGACCACGCCTCCCGCTACATTACGGCGGGGGTCGTCGCCCCCACCCGCAAGGCACTCCTCGCCTTGGGTGGACGCACCGACCGCCACGTCACCGTGCAGGACACCTTCGCGCTTATTGAGGGTGCGTGGGATGGGATGGGACCCAGCCTCCACCTCGGCCTCCAAGCCGCCATCAAGGGGGCACCCATCTACGACAACCTGTCCTCGTCGCTGCTCAACAATCCCCAGCAGGTGCCATACGCACTCAGCAAGGCCCGCATGGCGAAGTGGCAGAAGGACGGCTTCACGCTCGACACCATCGCGGACGTCGCCGGGGTCGGCCTCTTTGAGGTCGTCCGCACCGTGGGCTTCCGCCCATCGGCCGCCGCCGATGAGCTGTACAAGAGCCTGAACCGCCACGCGGGCATCCGCTCGTATGCGATCCGTGAGGCCAACTACCAAGCCTCCCGTCAGTCCACTCCGGCAGATGCGAAGCGGACCTACAACGAGACCCTCAAGGGCATCATGGACGACCCGACGGCTGAGGCCGTGCAGGCCGCCCGGGATAGCTTCGAGGCTGGCGACGTCGACCTCGACACCAACTACGGTCCGGGGTCCGAGGGCGCACAGCACCAAGCCATCCTCATGGGGATCGACCTCCGTAAGGCCGCAGAGGACTACGCCCTGCTCATGTCCTTCCAGAACACTGGACCGATGGTTCGCGCCATCGACCAACTGCTCAGGAAGATACCGCTGTTCAGGACCCTCGCAGCCAACTTCGTCAACACCCCCGCCCAAATCCTCGTCGCCGCCTTCCGCGACTACAACCCGATCCTCGCTGGCCCGATCCTCGCTATGGAAGCCCTGACCCCCACAGGTCAGGCCCGCCACGCCGCGTTCTTCCGAGCCCTCAAGGGTGAGGAGGATAGCCTTACGGCTGGCCCGGCCGCCGAGCTGGCCATCGGCAAGATGGCGTTCGGCTCTATGGTCATGGCCACCATGGGCGGCATCTGGGCCGCAGGTAACCTCGTGGGCAATGAGGTCCCCGAGGGTGACGAGTACGAGGGCGTCCGTCCCAACTCCATCAAGCTGCCCGGCCTCGGCTGGACCGAGTTCACTGGCTTCGCCCCCGCGGCGATGACCATGGGACTCATCGCAGACATGGGGCATCTGTTCCGCACCGCCGAGCTAACCCACGACCAGCAGTTCAGCTTGGCCGGGGCGGTCGGCGTCGTCGTCCGCCTCCAGCTCCAGAACCTTCCGGTCCTCCAAGGGCTTGAGACGGTGATGACCGCCCTGTCGGGCAAGAAGGTGTCGGGAGACGATGACGGGGCAGCAGGCCGCGCCATGGAGCAAGCCAAGAACGACCTGCTCCTGATCCGCGTCACACCCGCGGGGAACCTGCTCAAGAAGATCACCGAGGACGTGGACCCCGTAATGCGGGACGCCCGCGGGTTCTTCGAGCAGCTACAGGCCAACCTCCCCGGCCTGTCGTCCGGCCTCGTCGCCCAGAGGGACTTCATGGGCCGCGTCCGCACTCGCGAGGACGCCGCCTCTGGTGCCTTGCAGCTCCTCAAGACCTCGGCCCCCACGGGGGACGCGCTGGCCCAAGAGCTGCACAGCTTCAAGTCCCGCATCGACGAACCGTGGGAGCCCTCGGCACCCTCCCGGTTCTTGGATGGCATCGAGATGACCTCGGACGAGCTGAGCCGCATGACCGAGGTCCAAGGCCAGCTCTATCGGGACCGCCGCACCGGCCGGAACATGGAAGAGGCGCTCAGGTACCTCATCACCACCCCGGCCTACCTAGAGGCAGGACGCAACCACCAGCCCGAGATGTTCAGCGACGTCGTCTCTGACTACCGAAGGGCCGGTAAGGCTGCGGTCCACAACCCGCGCTCCCCTCACTATATGAGGGACATGGCAGTCCGCATCGGTCCCCTGCGGGCCGCGCGGGACGCCAGTCAGCGGGGGCTCGACGCCCCGGCAGCCATGCGCCGCCGTGGGCAGACCTATGGTCTCCTTCCTCAGGACCAAGAGGCACTGGCCTCCGCTCTCGCGGAGATCAACTAACCCCACCATATCACGGAGAGCCACCATGGCCGACACCACCGCCACATACGTGGCAACCGCCGGTCAGCGGGAGTTCGACGTGACCTTCGAGTACCTCGACGTATCGCACGTCGGGGCAACGGTCAGGGGCACCCCCGCCTCGTTCGCTTGGATCAGCCCGACACGTGTCAGGCTCACTCAGGCGACCGGGGCGGGGGATGCTGTGCGGCTCGCACGTAACACCCCCATCGCCAACGCACTCGTCCAGTTTCAGGCCGGGGCCACGCTCACAGAAGCGGACCTCAACACGGCCATCCGGCAGACCCTGTTCATTCAGCAGGAGATCACCGAGCTTTACCACAGCACCCTACAGGCCGCCCAAGTGCGCCTCGGGGACAACCTCGGCATCCTCGGGACACCGCAGGGCATCATGGACCAACTGGTCCAGCTCGCCCTCGCCTCGGAGCTGCTCGCCACCCTCCAGTCCCGCATCACCGACATCAACCTCAACGCGGAAGCCATCCTCGACCAAGCGTTCTCCATCACCGCCCTCACGTCCGACCTCATCGAGACGGACGGCCGGGTGGGTGGGGCGCTGGCCAGCATCACCGCAGCCAACACCGCCGCCGCGGCTCTCGACGGCCGGGTCGACTCCCTGACCGCCGTCGTCGACGCCCTAGCCGAGATCGACACCGAGGGCCTCGCCACGGTCATTGAGACGGAGCGTCAGGCCCGCATCGACGGTGACACCGCCACCGCCGCGGTCATCTCCCTCATCGGGGCAGCCAACGGCCCACGCACGGCGTTCGACCTGAACCTCACCACGGCCCGCGTGACCCCCTCGGAAACCCTAGGCCAGCGCCTCACCGCGCTGAGCGCCTCCGACGGTGAAGCCCGCGCCCTGATCCTTGCCGAGCAGACCTCCCGCGTCTCCGCCGTCGGTGCCGTCGCCAGTGACCTCTCGGCCGTCACGGCCCGCGTGGGTTCCTCAGAGGCCCAGATCGTCACCGACAGGACCTCACGGGTCTCCGGGGACACCGCCAACGCCACGCTCATCACGGCCCTCACGTCCCGCGTGGGGACCGCGGAAAGCACCATCATCTCCGACAGGTCCGCTAGGGTCTCCGGGGACTCCGTCCTCACCACGGCCCTCGACCTGCTCACGGCCCGCACGGGCACCGCAGAGGCCACCATAGTCACCGACAGGACCGCCCGGTCCTCCGGGGACACCGCGCTCGGCCTCCGTGTCGACGCCGTCCTCGCGACCACAGGGGCCAACACGGCGGCCATCACGGCAGAGACCGGAGCCCGGACCACGGCCATCGCCGCCGAGGCCGCCAGCCGCACCACCCTCGCGGCCCGCGTGACCTCCGCAGAAGCTGCGGTGATTACCGAGACCAATGCCCGCGTCGCCGCCGACAGTGCCGAGACCAGCAGCCGCACGGCGCTGGCCACCCGCGTCGGCACAGCCGAGGGGGCCATCCTCACCGAGGCCACCAACCGCAGCAACGCCGACGGCTCCATCCTGACGACCATCGCCCTACTCGGGGCACGGAACGGCGGGTCCACCGCCTTCGTCCTCGACATGGCCACCGCTCAGGTGGGCGGGGGCGTGAGCCTTGGCACCCGGTTCTCAGGGATCGACACCCGCGTGGGTGCCGCTGAGGCCTCCGTGGCCGCTGAGTCCACCGCTCGGACCACGGCCATCGCCGCTGAGGCAGCCCTACGCACCGCCCTCGCAACCCGCGTGGGCATCGCGGAAGCCGGTCTGATCACCGAGGCCTCCGCCCGGACCACGGCCATCTCTGCGGAGACGACCGCCCGTCTCGCCCTCGCAACCCGCATGGGAGCGGCGGAGGCCGGTATCCTCTCCGAGGCCACCACCCGCTCCTCAGCGGACTCGGCCACTGCCTTGACGGTCAACGGACTGACCACCACGGTCAATGGCAACACCGCCTCCATCGTCAGCCAGCAGACCTCCATCAACGGCCTCAGCGCCAGAGCTGGCCTCTCCATCAACGTCAACGGTCACGTCACCGGCTGGTCCCTCAACAACGACGGGGCCAACGGGGAGTTCCTGATCCTCGCCAACACGTTCAAGATCATCGACCCCGGAGCCCCCGGAAGCGCCCCCACGATCCCCTTCGAGATCGTCGGCGGTGTCACCCGCATCAAGAACGCGGTCATCGACAACCTCGACCTGACCCGCCTCGGGTCGGGCGTGTTCAACGGCAACATGGCCGTCGGGGCCGGGAAGATCATCTTCGACAACGGCGTCACCATGATGGTCCACGGCGTGGGCTTTGGCACCACCAACCAGTTCTTGGAGTGGTCCGGCCCGTCCATGGCGGTCAACCTCTGCTCCGAGGCCAACGGCATCCGCTGGTTCAAGACCAACGGGGCCGCCTACTTCGGCGGTACGCTCAGCATCGGCACCCTGACCTCGAAGGTCTCCACCTCGTCCCTCGCGGTCTCCCCCGAGGCCGAGACGGCAGTCTTCGGCTCCAACGGTGCCCAGATACTGGTCAACCTCAGCTACAACCGGACCATCAGCGGCCGGTCCGCTACCGCCCCCGCCACCGGACCCATCACCGCCACCGTCACCATGTATCGCAGCATCGGTGGCGGGGCCTACGCGGGCGTGGTCACCCTCACCGCGACGGGGACGCAGACAGCCGAGTACGACTCGGAGTTTGGCAACTACCTCGTCATCGCCAACCTCAGCGGCAGCGGCACCTACTCCGACCCATCCCTCAGCACCAGCAACCGCCAGTTCAAGGCGGTCGTCTCCTCACGGGGTGGCGTGACGTCCCTCAACAGCGGCGTCGTCGGCACCCAGAACCTCTCCATCATCGCAACGGAACAATAGGCCACCATGAACCAGCAATCTCCCGCAGACGCCATCCAATCCATCGTCGCCCAAGAGAAGGAAGTCCTCGGCATCCTCGGGGACCTCGCGGAACGCAAGGAAGCCGCCCAGCTCCAGCTCGGCCGCATCCGCGCCGCCCTCGAAGGCGTCCAGCTCGGACGTGCCTTCGCTGAGTCCGCCGCCGCCCTCTCCACCCCCGACCCTCAAGCCGACCTGTTCGGCGCGGAGTAACCCATGCCTGACCTGTCGAACGCCCAACTGAGTGGGCAGATGTCTGCCCTGCTCGTAAGCTGGCAGGCTCGGGAAGACCAATACCGGGAGTGGACCGGCGGCACCGCCAACGGCGGGCCGAACGCCAACGGCCGCTACCAACTGACGGACAGCGCAGGGATCACCCGACTCGTGGAGTGTCCCGCGCTGCTCGCCAGCACGGTCAGCGGTCCGGCCGCCGCCGCCCTCGCCCACAAGCTCGAAACCATCGTCGCCCGGGACACCTCCATCTCGGAGGCCACCCGGTCGGCGGCGCAACGGGTCCTCGCGGAGGCAGCCCTCGCCGCCGCCGTCCTCGCCCGCAACCAAGCCCAGCTTGCCCGGGATCAGGCCGCAAACTCCGCGGCCAACGCCGCGGTCCACGCAGGAACGGCCTCTGTGGCCGCCTCTAGCTCGACCGCAGCGTACCTAGGGACCCAAGCGGACCGTGAGGCGACCACAGCGGACGCCGCTGCCGCCGATGCGGACCGTATCCTCGCTCAGGCAGCCGCCGCAGCCGCCGCAGCCGACCGGGCCGCCATCAACCCGGTCCAGTTCGCCACCCGCGCCGACGGCCTCGCCCAGATCGTTGGTTTACAGGCTGCTCTGGATGCCAAGCTGGCCTTAGCGTCCTTCACGTGGAGCGGACTGGCAGGCAAGCCGTCCACCTTCGCACCCTCGGCACACGGCCACGTCATCGCGGACACCACCGGCCTCCAGACCGCTCTCGACGCCAAGCTGGCTTCGGCTTCCTTCACGTGGTCGTCCCTCCCGGGGAAGCCCACTGAGTTCGCAGTCGCGGCCCACGTCCACGACGCCTCGTCCATCACGTCCGGTGTCTTCGACATCGACCGCATCCCGATCCTGCCCTCGCAGGTCCAGCAGATGTCCTCAGGTGACCTCACGGCCCTGACGGGACCTCAGCAGACCGCCATCAAGAGCGGGACCATCGTCACGACCACCGACGGCAGCCGCTACGTCTACAGCGGAACGGGGACCAAGACCCTCGCAGGCAGCTACGTCCTGCTGGCCGACGTGACCCCGGACTGGAACACCATCGCCGGGAAGCCGTCGACCTTCGCCCCTTCGGCTCACGCACACGTCGTGGCCGACGTCACCGGACTACAGGCCGCCCTCGACGCCAAGCTGGCCTCGACTGGCTTCACGTGGGCCGCCCTGCCGGGCAAGCCCACCACCTTCACCCCCTCGGCCCACTCGCACGTCATCGCGGACACCACAGGGCTACAGGCGGCCCTCGACGGGAAGCAGGCCTCCGGCTCCTACTCACTGACGTCCCACGTTCACGACTGGTCGGTGATCACCGGCAAGCCCTCGACGTTCGCCCCGAGCGCCCACAGCCACGTCATCTCCGATGTCACCGGCCTACAGGCAGCACTCGATGCCAAGGTCGCCACCGGGTCGGCCGCCGTCGTCTCCTCACTCACCGTCGGGGCCGCGGCCAGCACCACGGGGATCATCTATCTCGGGCAGAACCAGACGTCCCCCGCCTACCTCTACTGGAACGGCGGGTCCTACGCGATGCCCTCGGGTCCGCTGCTGGTCAACGGCTCGACCGTGTGGACCGCAGCGACCTTCACCCCCGCCTCCAAGCTGGACACCTCTGAGGTCTCCACAGGTGCCACGGGGAACTCTGTCGCCCGCAGGGACGCCAACGGTTACCTGAGAGCCCCATGGTTCGAGACCACCAGTGGCGGGATGTACTCTACCACCACCGGAGTCCACTTCGGCATCGGCGATGGGGCGTGGGGAGGCTATCTCTACGCGAACACCACCGAGGTCCAGCTCCAGATGAGAACCGCTGGTGGGGTCGGCCGAGGGTCCATCTACGCCAACACCGGGAACGTCATCGGCTTCCTGAACAACGACAACAACTGGGCTCTCCAGCTCCAGAAGGTCGGACCGTCGTTCCTCCGGGTCAACAACGTCCTCCGGTCCATCTGGACCTCCGACGACATGGCGGTCCACTCGGCCCGCGACTTCGTCAACGGGACCTTGGTCACCACAGACCTCAACTACCCTGCGGGTAGCGGTGAGGCGTTCATTCTGGAGATCAGAGGCAACAGCTACGGCGGTTCGCTCCCGTTTGACACGGTCATTCAGGGGTACATCTACAACAACACGCTCATCTCTGTGTCTGGCATCTCCAACGCCACACACATCACCGGGATGGTTGCTATGGGTGTGGGTGGGAAGTTGTGCTTCTGGTGGCCTCGTCTGGCCTACTGGCAGGGCTTCAACGTCAAGGTCTATTACGCTCAGGCGAATGAGGCCGCACGTAACCGCGTGACCTCCATCACAGACGTCGTCAAGCCGAGCGGCTCGGCTGAGGTCAACATAACGGCCAACGTGGCCGCGTCGTGGACGTCTGCCAACTTCGATCCCGGTACCAAGTTCAACACTTCGGGCGGCACCCTCTCGGGCAGTATCGACACCACCAACGGGGCTGACAGGTCCCTCACACTCCGCAGCTCGACGAGCTTCAACTATCAGCTCATCACGGCTGGGGACCACTTCCAGATCAGGGAGGCGCAGGACGCCGCCAAGGTCCGGATGCACATCGCCTACCCGAACGGCAACGTCGGCATCGGCACAACAAGCCCAGTATCACGCATCCATGTGAATGGGATAGGCACGTTCGGCTCTGGTACCGACGTAGGGACGCCGGGGGTATCTCAAATCGTCCCCAATGCGGGGTCACCTGTCTCAACCCGTATGACTTACGGAACGGATGGCACGGGGTGGCAGTTCCGTATTGCCAAAAACCAAGGGGGGACGGTCACTGACCAGCTCACTATTGCGGACAGTGGCAACGTCGGGATCGGCACGACCAACCCTCTCTCCCGCCTCCAGATCGCCTACGCCAACCCCGTCAGCGTCCCCGCTGCCGGTGCCACAGGCCACGCCTTTGCGGCGGGGACGACCGGCTACGGTCTGGCTGCGGGTGTCCTGACCAGCGGTAACTCCTACCTCCAGTCCACCCGGTGGGATGGCAGCGCCACCAACTACCCGCTCATGCTCCAGCCCAACGGCGGGAACCTGCTAGTGGGTCCGGGCAACGTCGGGATTGGCACAGGTGCCCCTAACTTCCCTCTGGTGGTTGGCGGGCAGCAGTCTGGCAACGCTGGTTTGGAGATCGTCCCCGGATCAGGCATCGTCATCCAAGGCTACAACCGCACAGCCGGAGCCTACACCAGCCTGAACTTCGACGGCAGCTCCATCGGGTTCCGCCCCAACGGGTCCTCGAAGCTGCTTGTTGATGCCAGCGGGGTCACCGTACAGGGCGAACTCACGGCTGCTTTAAGCACCGTCTACACCTCGGGCGGCCTGATCTACTCCTCTAACTGGTGGCGCTCCACCGGCTCGACCGGGTGGTTCAACTCCACTTACGCCGTCGGCATCTATTCCGACAGAGCCGGTCAGGTCCGCACCTACAACGGGTCCGCCTTCCACTCCGAGGGAAAGATCACCGCTGCCGGGGTCATCGTCGCCTCGGTCGAGGGGTTCCAGAGCGCCAGCTACCAATCCGGCCGCAACCGCATCTGGTCATTCGAGAACGCCGACACCTTCGGCCTCTCCTACTATCAGGGGGCCGGCGGATGGTCCTCTATGGACACCATCAACTTCCACTTCGGAAACGCAGCGGAGAGCGGGGCCATGCACAAGTTCCGCAGCGACGGCGTCGCCGCCCACGCGGGCGACCTCTACGTCAAAGGGACCCGCGTCCCCGTGTTCACCTCATCGACCGGAGCGCCCTCTGGGGGCACCGACGGTGACATACACGTCACCTACTGATGGCTCTCAAGATCAAGGCCGGGGGCTCATGGCTCCCGGCTACGGTCGTCCGCACCCGCGTTAGCGGCACGTGGACGCCTGTCCAGATCGTCCGTCAGCGGATCGCTGGGGTATGGACCGTCATCTGGTCCGCCCTGACGATCACCTGCACCGGCTTCGTCGGCTTCAACGGCAGCGACGCCTCCCGGACCATCGTGGCCACCGGGGGCACCGCGGCATTCACGGTCACCTCAGCAACCTTCACGCCCTCCAGCGGGTCCGCCCCCGGGTGGTCCTCCTCAGGCCTCACGGTAACCCTCGGGTACCCGGGGGGAGATGCGGATGGCTCAGTCACCCTCACCGTCACCGACGCCAACGGCTCCACCGCCAGCGTCACCACCACCTACAGCTTCGAAGCTCCCATCTAACCATAACCCCAAGGCTCCCCCATTCAATGTCACCCCTCCAGCCCACGGGCCTCAATGAATACCAAGCCGGTGTGATCTCCGGGAAGCTGGATATGCTTCTGATCCAAGGGGCCGAGAAGGCCATCCGGGATGACCTCCGCTTCGCGTCCGCACAGCAGCAGCTCGACGCCCA